CCAACGACGCCGGCGAGGCGACCTACCGTCGGGCGTTCGCCTGGGTGGACTCCGACGGCGATCCGGACGTGAAGGCCTCCTACCGGTTCATCCACCACTTTGTGTCGAGCGACGGCACGGTCGGTGCAGCATCCACCAGGGCGTGCTCGACCGGGATCGGCGTGCTCAACGGCGCGCGCGGCGGCACCACGATCCCCTCGGGCGATCGCCAGGGCGTCTACAACCACCTCAAGCGCCACTTGACCGACGCCGGCCAGGAGGCGCCCGATCTCAAGAGCGCAGATGACATGCGCCCGCCCGTGGCCGCGCTGGAGCAGCTCGAGGAGCTCGTGGCGGCGGCCCGGCCGGGGCTCAACCCGACCAGCGTCATCCTCGACAAGGTCGAGGCCTAGAACCGACCGCCTCGCTTGACATCGCCGCCTGAGGGTCTACTCTGAGCGGCACATCGTCGATGCGCGGATCGGGCCGCCGAATGGCGACATCGACTCGATAGACGTTCTCACACGGTCAACGCACGGATCCGGACCGCCGGGGTGCCGAGGAACCACGTGAGGCGACGTAGTTCTCGCCACACGATTCCGAGGAGGCCCCACCGTGGACCGTATACAGCAGCTGATCGAGCTGATTCAGGCTCGTTCAGAGCAGGCGCGCCAGATCGCCGAGCGCGCAGAGCAGGATGGCTGGACCGCCGAGAGCCGCCAGGAGGTGCAGCGGCTGCTCACTGAGGCGCAGGAGTACAAGGCCGAGCTGGACGCGCAGCGCGAGGGCGACGATGTCACCCGGCAGCTGCACGAGATGGCAGCGGAGCTCGGCAGCATGCCACCGGGCAACGGTGGTCCGCCGGCGCCGGCACGCGAACGAGCGAACAACGGCCGCCGGGCTCAGAGCCTCGGTGACGTCTTCGTCGGCTCGCCCGAGTACCAGGCGTTTGCGCGCCAGTGGCCCGAAGGTCACATCCCCGAGCGCGCGCGCGTGAACATGGCGCCGGTCTCGCTGCCCACGCTGGCCGAAAGCGAAGGCGGCCCGCCGGTCCCCCCCGGCGGGGGGGGTGGCGAGGGCGGGCTGATCTCGATCACCGGCACCGCCGGTGCCGGTGGCCTGGTCGTACCCGACTACCAGGGGCTGGTCGACCTGCTCGGCCGCCCGGAAGTGCGCATTCGCAACCTGGTGTCGGTGCGCACCACCGCCTCGGACACGGTCAACTACGTGCGCCAGCTCAGCCGCGTGATCAACGCCGAGTGGGTGCCGGAGGCCAAGACCATCGATGACGAGGAGGCCATCAAGCCGATGGGTGGCTTCGACTTCGAGGTTGTGGTCGCGCCCGTGGGCACGGTGGCCGAATGGATCCCGATCACCAAGCGCGCGGTGATGGACGCCGGCCAGCTGCGCGGCCTGATCGACCAGGAGCTGCGCGGGAACCTGTTCGATGCCGAGGAGCGCGCGCTGATGTACGGCGGCGGCGACATCGAGGGGCTGGACGCCACCAGCGGGGTGCAGGAACAGGAGTTCGAGGATGACCTGTTCGTCACCATGCGCAAGGCCATCACCAAGGTGGTGTTCGGTGGCTTCGCGCAGCCGACCGCCTATCTGGTCAACCCCGAGGACGACGAGAAGATCGACCTCGAACGCGACGGCGAAGGCAACTTCTTCGGCTTTGGGCCCTTCGGCACGGGCCCGAACAGGCTGTGGGGGCTGCCGCGCGTCGTCTCCCAGTACGTCCGCGAGGGGGAGGCGTGGCTGGGCGACTGGCGCCGCGCCGTGATCTGGGACCGCCAGCAGGCGACGATCAGCGTGTCAGACAGCCACGCCGATTTCTTCATCAAGAACCTGCTGGCCGTGCTCGGTGAGCAGCGCGAGGCGTTCGGCGTGATCCGCCCGAGCGCGTTCGTGAAGATCGAGACCAAAGCGTGATGGGAAGTGCTGCACGAGTGGCCGCGGCGGATCTTCGGAGAACGGCGATGCCCGATCTGCGGGGCGCCCGGCTACTCGTGCGGGGGCCCAACCGACATCGTCGGAGTCGACCAACGATTGGAGCACAGACTCATGGCTGAGCGAGCCAAATTGCAGACCATCGACTACACCACCCCGGAGGGGCTGAAAACCAAGCTCCGCGTCGCGCCCGAGAAGGTGGCCCGCTACAAGCGGGCCGGCAAGGCGGCCGAGCGGGTGGAGCGAGCGGCGCACAAGCCCCGTTCAGAGCCCCAGGCGCGCGCACACCAGCCGCGCGCCCAGGCGGGAGGGCACGAGACCAAGCAGTGAACGGCACCGCCACCGAGACGCTGGACCCGTTCATCACCCCCGACGAGCTCGGGCACGCCCTCGGGGGTGAGGAGCTCGACTCAGAGCAGGCGCAGTGGCTGTGCGAGTGGGGCTCTGAGGCGGTGCGCGCCGAGGTCGCCCAGACGATCAACGTGATCGAGGGCGACGAGGTCATGCTCGACGGGCTCGGCTCGCCGCTGATCCTGCTGCCCGAGCTGGAGGTGCGCGAGGTGCGCGGCGTGTGCCTGGGCGAGGAGGAGTTGCGCCCGGGGGTCGATTACGAGTGGAACGCGGCCGGCTGCTTGTGGCGGCGCCGCAGCTACTGGTACGACCGTGTGGAGATCCCCTGGCCCAAGCGCCCGCGCGCGCTGCGGGTGACCTACGACCACGGCTGGGCGCCGCGGTCGCCGCAGTGGAACGCCGCGCGCCAGGTGGCGCTGGAGGTCGCGGCGCGGACCTTCCGCAACCCGGGGATGCTGCAGTCCGAGCGCCTGGGCGACTGGAGTCGCGCGTGGGTGCCGCGCGGCGGGCGCGCCGAGCTCACACCGGCCGAGCAGCGCTCGCTGGACATCCTGCGGACGGGGCGCTGATGGCGACCACCGCGATCAGCCGCCTGCTGAACAGCACGGTGGCGGTCCGTCGCCGCCAGACCAGCGACGACGGCATGGGCGGCCAGCAGATCGAGTGGGAGACGATCATGCAGCTGCCGGCGCGCGTCTCTTCGCCGCCGACCAGCAGCACCCAGGGGACGCTCGCGGCCGCGCAGACGCTGGAGCGCGTCCCGTTCTATGTCTACCTGCAGCCGGATTCCGGGGTGCGCCGCGGCGACGTGCTCATCGATGAGTTCGACCGCAAGCTGTGGGTCGAGGCGGTCACGTGGCCCTCGATCCGCGAATACGACCGCGCCGAGGTGCGCGAGTGGCAGGCCGAACCGCAGGAGGCCGGCTGATGGCCGAGGCCGAGGTCAAGGGCGCCGCGGCGGCAATGCAGCGCCTGTCCAAGCTCAGCCGCGACCTGGTCGACGCCGCCGCTGGCGGGCACGCCCAGCTGGCAGAGCAGGCCGCCGAGGAGATGCGCGCCAATGTGCCCGAAGACTCAGGGCGGTTGGCGAGCACAATCCGCGTCGAGCGCCACAACGCCTTTCGCACCGAGGTGATCGTCGGCGAAGAGGACTCAACGCCCTACCTGGGCCACGTCGAGTTCGGCACCCACAAGGACGCCGCGCAGCCGTTCGTGCGCCCGGCCGCGTCTGCCGCCGAGAGCGTGCACGGCGACGTGATGCTCAAGCAGTCCAGGAAGAAGATCAAGTGAGCGCCATCTCAGCACCGCTGTTGCACGGCGACGAGGCGCTGTCTGAGCTGCAGCGTGTGCTGATGCCCACGCTGCAGCAGCTGCTCGACGGGGTCGCGGGCGTCTATGACCACGTGCCCGAGGACACCTCGCCGCCGTATGTGACCTGGGGCGCGGCGTGGTCAGCCGAGCGCGACACGCTCAACGGCACCGCCGATCGCGTCTGGTTTCAGCTCGATGTCTGGTCGGACTACCGCGGCTATCGCGAGGGCAATCAGATCGCCGGCCAGATCGTGCGGCGGCTCTCTCACGCCGTGTTGGTGCTCGACGGCTTTGCCCCCGTGCACATCCTGCGCGAGCAGTCGCGCGCGGGGCGCGACCCCGACGGCAGGCATCGCAGGATCGCATTGACGTTCTACTCACCCTATGTCTCGTCCACAGGAGGTTAGGCATGTCCCCAGTAGCAATCCCGGTCGAGGACCCCGGCCAGCACCCGACCGAGGCGGTTCTCGGCTACACCACCAGCCTGCAGCGCGGCGAGGGCTCAGACCCCGAGACCGCGACGTTCACCGACATCGGCGAGGTCACCGATCTGACCCCGTGGGACGCCAGCCGCGACGCCGTCGAGGTGACAAACCACCGCTCCCCGGGCTTCTCGGTCGAGTCGATCCCGGGGTTGATCGACTGGGGTTCGGCGAGCTTTGAACTCAACGCGATCCCCAAGTACCTGGCCGACCCCGAGCACCCGCAGGGCAGCCTGCTGGAGGACTTCAAGTCCGCGGGCAACACCCCGTGGCGGGTCGTCTTCCCGGACGGCACGGCCGTCGGCTTTTTGGCGTCGCTGATCTCCTACCAGCTCACCGCGCCGGTCAAGGACGTGATGAAGGGCTCCTTCGAGCTGAAGATCTCGGGCTCGCCGGAGTTCGTGGCGGCCGAGGACGCCGAACCCGAAGAACAGAGCGCGAGCGTCCCCGGCCCCGGCACCTATGAGGTGACGCCATGAGCGAGCTCGACACCGCCGCAGGGCCGCCGCCGCCGAGCGGCAGCGAGGCACTCGACGAAGCCGCCGCGATCCGCGCGGCGAGCCTTGGCATCGACGACTGCCCGACCGAGGACGTCTATGTGCCCGAGTGGAAGACGACGCTGCACATCAAGGGGCTGAGCGGTACCGAGCGCGACGCGTGGGAGGCCGCCACGGTGCGCTTTGACCGCAACGGCAAGCGGCTCCCGCCCGATCTGGCGAACCTGCGCGCGAAGCTGATCGCCCGCTCGGTGGTCGACGCCAACGGCAAGCGCGTCTACCGCGACCAGGACGTGCTCGCGCTCGGCCAGAAAGCCGCCACGACGCTGCAGCCCATCTTCGAGGTCTGCCAGCGGCTGTCGAAGCTGACCGACGAGGACGTGGAGGAGCTCACGGGAAACTCGAACGGCGACCGGAGCGCAGAGACTGGTTCCGGCTCGCCGTCTGTCTCCATATCCCCGTAGGGGAGCTGCAACAGCGCATGTCGTCGGCGGAGTTCGCTGAGTGGCGCGCCTTCCAGGTGCTGGAGGGCGGCCTGGGGCCCGAACGCGAGGACTGGCGGGTGTCGATGATCGCCGCCACGATCCTCAACGTCAATCGCGACCCCAAGCGCTCGCGCGTAGTCGCGCCGATTGACCTCATCCCCAATTGGGGCGAGGACGCCGGGCGCAGGCGCTCGGCAGCCGCGGTCGCCGAGAAGGTCAAGGGCCACTTCCTGGAGCTGATGGCCAGGACCAAGGGGGCGCGCCGGCAGTGAGCACGATCGCCACGCTCACCACGAAGTTCACCTCTGACACCAAGGGCTTCGATCGCGGCGTGCAGAAGCTCTACCGCATGCCCGTAAGCGGACTGGTCGAGGACACGCAAGGCCCAATTTACAATATCGACGATTTCGAGGAGTTGCCCGAACATTTAA